TACTTTGCCACTCTCTGAATTGTTTTACTTGTTAATGATTTACCATTTAAAAAAGTATGGATATTTGATTGGTGTAACTTAGCATCTAAACAAAAAGCATTTAATGTTATTCCGTGTTTCGTTAGATAATCACGAATCATTTTCCTAATTATCTCATCACTATTCGATATTATCTTACTTGCTTTCATTTAGAAATCATTTAAGAAGTCTGACAAATCGTTTTTAGGCTGCGTTTGGGGCTGTTTAACGGTGTTTTGATTATCTCTTGGCAGTTGTGCTTGTAAACTTATATAAGCTCCGTTATCGCCTTGTTTCTTCCAACCAGCTAATTCCAACTTTACACCATTGATTGTTATGTTACCTTTAAAGTCAGGGTGTGAATCTTGTTTTTTAAATTTGTTAGCGGATAGGCTACCGTAATTTTTACTTTCCATTTTTATTTTATTTTATTTTTTAACATTTTAATTATTAAAGAATCAGCATTTAATGTTACTCCTTCATCAGTTGCGGCAATCAAAGCTTTTATTAATTGCTTTATTTCTTTGAGTTCTTTTTTTAAATCTTGTATTTCTTGGTTGATCTCTGGGTTCATACTAATTCTATTATTTTATTATAATACTCTCTACATTCTTCGATTCGTGTTTTGATAGACTCGATTACTTTCTCATCTCGCTTAATTACGTGCGTTTTAACACGCTTTTGCATATCGATATGACTGTAACTATGTTTCGCTTCTACAAATGCTCTTAAATCGTCGTTTTCGTCTATTAGATTATTCTTCCAATGTTCCCTTCTAATTTCGTCTTCTACAATTTGTAACGGTGTGTCTACTAAACAATAGCACAAATAAGCCTCTTGTTTATTAGTTAGCCACATATATCCCTGCAATTGGTAGTAATAATCTTTGTTTTTTAGTTCGTCTTCTACTACTTTTTCAAAGAATGTAAATGCATCCCAAGAACTTTTAACATCAATCAGTACGTCCGTGTTTATATCGGGAGTTCCTGTTACCCAATCATTTTCTAAGTTTTCTTCATTTTTGTACACAAAGCCCAAGTCTAAAACCTTTTCAACTAATTTAATTGCTTCGGGTTCTACTTGGTTTCCTTTGTCAGTGTATCGACTCCAGAACTCTTTTTGAATACCGTACTTATCTTCAATAGCTAACTCGAGTAAATAACTTTTAGCAGTTTGAGAAAGACTCTCCCCCTTGGTGCGGGGGTTCGTCATAATCTTTCCTATTTGTGAACATCTAATTTTCATACCTTTCCAAGTATTTCTATTTGCTCATCAGTTAAATCAAAGTTCAACGGTATATCAGCTAATTCATATTTACCACTTTTAACCGCTGCAATAGCTTTCATAAGCCTATCATTGTCAATCTTTGGTTTCTTTGGTTTAATCTGTTCACCTGAAGCATCCGTATCTTTGTCAGTTACTAATCCAAGAATTGAACTCAAACAGTATCTACGAAAATACGTAACACCACTACCAAAAGACTGATAATCATTCATGCCTTTTAATTGTACGTAAGGTATCAATGTTTCAGAATCTATCATTTCTCCGCTTTCAATATGAAATAAAACAGTTTTAAGATAGTTCAATCCGTCTTTTGAATTGATTAGTTGCGTGAAGCCTAATCCGTGTTTCTGTAACAATGGATTAATTTCGCTAAATATTTTAGGGAGATCACTATATGAGTACCCGTAACCTTGAGTTGCTTTGTGAATTACCTTCACTTCTTGCTGGAACGCTGCCAGACTTTTAAATAAATGTTTCATAATTACTTTGTTTAATTTCTACAAATTTAATAATAATTTTTAATATAACAAAACTTCAAAAAAAAATTACAGAAATTTCTTTAATCCTTCTGCACATCGTTCAATACTATTAGCTCGTTCCTGAAGGCTTTTAATTTGTTCTTGGATAGTTACCTTGCAATCAGTTGTAAAATATCCTTGTGAGGTCGCTATTAACGGCATGAGTCCATTTGTGCGAATGTAATTAACCATTTTGCGTAAACGAGGTTGGCTCATTTTAATTTTATATCCGTGTTCATGTAGAAATACATTCATTCGAGATACGATCAAATCTGCCTTTATTGGGTTCGTCTTTTTGTAGTGTCTAAATCCGTGCATCACCAAAGGTAAAATTTCCATTTCTTCATTAGTTAACTCATGGGTGTATGTTTCAAATCCTGTAATCATTTTAATAAATTAAATTCGTTAATATTATTTTCCTTTGCGTATTGGTGTAAATATTCAATAGCATCTTTTTCTTTACGAAAACACTTAAGATATTTTTTAGTCTTAGGTGCTTTTATGATAAAATATGTGTACTCCATTTTAGGGTGCTTTACATAAATCTTTGAAATGTATTTATAATTCATGTTGTTTAATCTTTAATTTATAGGTGTTAATTATTTGCTTTAATTCTTCTATTGTAAACTTTCGTGTTTTATTAGCCTCCAGTTCCAAAAGTGTTAATTGTTCAATTCCTATTTTGTTAATTAATCTACTTCTGTACTCGATTAAATTACCACTTAAATATTGGTTGCACGTAATGCAAGACGAATGGACGTTAAATTCATTAAAACGAACATTCCAATGGTTGTTTGCATTGAAGTAATGCGAAGCGTTTATACGTCCGTTAATTGGTTTGTCACAACTTATACAAGGTAGTCCGTTATCTCGTAGGTTAATATATTTATTGAATACTTGTTGTGCTAATTTTATGTAGTCTTGAACGGTCATTAAGTCTAATTTTAACTTCGCTTTTTTCTTTTGCCAGTTCTTTTCTTTTGTTTCTTGTATCCATGCTCTTACACAATCAGGTTCAAAACAGTTCTTTTGTAGTGTTGTGTATGGTTGAAATTGTGCTTTACAGTACTTACATTTTCGTGTTTTTGTCATATAATATGGTATTTTTCTTTAGCTTGTAAATATATTTTTTGTGCTTCTTGTTCTGTTTTATAATAACCTAAATAAACACATTTTTTATTAATATTAATTTGAGCTTTCCATTGTTGTTTTTTTAAAATAAAAGTACATCCTTTTGCCTCTTTTCTATTCCAATGATTTTGCTGTAAAGTAATAGACCTTAAATTAGATATTTTATTATCATGCTTAATTCCATTAATATGATCTAAACAATCAACACATTCTTTATAAACCCAATACCAAGCAAATTGATGAGCATATAAATTATAAGGTTTTTTATTTACAAATATATAAAACCGAACATAACCATTATTTCTTATTCCGTTTAATAAATGTCCTATTTTTTTATTAAACTTATTATAAATTAATCCAGTTTCAGGATTATATGTATATCCTCTTTCTATTGCTAATTTGCATTTTTCTTCTCTTGTCATATCTCTCCACTAATTAAGGTTTTTAAATGTTCGCTTAAACTTCTGTTTTCTTGTTTAAGCTGTAAGTTTTCTAATTCTAATCTGTGGCTTCGTCTTTCCGTAGCTTGATAAACCTTTTCACAATGCGTTAAATATTCAACAACCGCAGCTACTTCTTTCATGCTTTCTTCCATTGGACCAATTATGTCCAATCGTTCCGGGTGTTTCTCTTGTATTTCGTCAAGGCTGTACTTTAATCTCCAATAAAGCGTATTCATTCCTGACTTGCGTTTTATCATTTCTAACATAATCTATTATTTAAAGTCCACAGTAACCACTATCACAATCTGTAAAATCTGTTTCAAATAGTTCTATTTGAGGTTCGTGTTTTATTATTTGGTCGTAGGTAAAATTCTCTTTCCAAGTACAATTATTTGTGCTTAACCTTTCTTGTTTAGCAAACCACTCTAATTTATTAGGGTGCAATCTTGCCATTTTATTTAATAATAAAGGTTCTTTATGCATACAACCTACACAATTATTCATCCAAGCAAATCTAACATTTTTATTTTTCCAATACTGTTCAATAGTATCTTTAAAAACACCGTCTTTAATTAAAGGAAATTCAGGTTTTTGCCATTCAATTAATTCATGTTTATTTCTTTTTCCTGTTTTTGTTTTTCCTATAATAGCATCAAACTCACTTAACCCATTTTTATTTAATTTTTTAATCATAGTTTCAGCACGTGAAACTTCATTTGCTCTAAATCCTATTCTCATTTCAATAGGTTCTTTTATGTTATTATACCACCAATAAAAAATAGGTTCTAATTTCATTTCAGTTGTACAGAATCTACGCATCCAAGAAGGTAAAAATGTAGTTCCATTTTTTCTTTTAATTATCTCATCAAATGGTTTTCCAATTACCCAATTTATTTCTGTTCCTATAAGCTGTTCTAAATCAAGCATTGTGTAAATAATCATGTCGTCTTCTAAAGTTCCTATGAATTCAGTTCCGATTTTATCGCTTACAATTTGTCTTATTTTAGCATCAGGAAATAAACAGTTTTTATCAATTGTACATACTAACGCAAAAACATTATAATCTGCTGGGTAATTTACTGCTATGTAACTTGACGTTTTACCTCCAGAAAGTGAATTTACTGTTTTCATTAAAATGGATTTTCGTTTGCTAATCTAATCTTTTCACTTGCTGACATTAAACCACCACCCCAATTTAAGGCTGATTGTCCGTCTTTATCTATTATTTGTTCGGGTTGTTTAGGAAATTGATTTGATTCAATTCTTTCTTCTGCGTACTTATTAAAACTTTGGTTGCCTTGCCATTCGTCAACGTAATACACAAATTTACTTTTATCAAACCGTAACAATATTTCTCCTACTTCGCCAATAGATCGTGGTTTAATTTTATTAAAATAAATTTGCACTTCATTTGTACTTGGATTTTCGCGGTGTACTGTTATCATGCACTTGCCTGAATTAAACCATTCACTACCACCTTTTAAATCATGCGGTGTTGGTGCGTTTCTTTTTCCGTTTTCCTTTTCAGTCAACTTAGGGTGTATAATTGTATGAAAATGCAAGTTGTTTTCTTCTGCTAAATAATTTCTCAAAGGTAAAATATATTCTAAATATTGTGCATAACCTCCATGTTTTTCATATTCGTGATTCATATCTTTCCAGCTATCTATTGAAGCTGTATGTAATTCGTCTTCACTTTTTAATTTAACGGCAAATTCCCAAAATTGCTTAGGTGTAATTTTTCCTTTTGTGTCCTTTCGTGTTAATATTTTAAAATGATTCAATACCCAATCCATTTCACGTGTTATTTCAGCATCAGTAATTGTATTTTGTGCATTAGGATCAAAACTTTTTCCAGTTTTTTTGTGTAATAAATCTGCTAATATTTCAATGTTATTTCCAACATCAGGAAAATATACTAAATGTTTCCAACCATAAAACTTTGAAGTATTCATTAAGCATTCCATTAATACTTGTGTTTTACCACTCATAGGAAATCCAGTCCAATCAGTACAGTTTCCTAAACTCATTGAATAATGCTTATCCATATTATCAAATCCAAGATACTTTCCTTTTTTATGGTAATTATCTCTGTGTTTAAATATCTTACCTATAACATCAGAAGTTTCTGTTATTTTAAATCCGTCTATCTGTTCCATGCAAATGTGTTTTTAGCTGTTTTTGTTTCTTGTAATTTAACTTGATTTAAGTATTTTTCAAAATTAGCAAGTCTTAAAAAATGATCAGGTGTTGCATTTTTATTTTCTATTACCCATGTATTGTTAATCATGTTTTCAAAAGCTAAACTCCATTCATCAGTAGTGTATTTATCCAATAACTTTTTTAAATTATTTTCTGTTTGGTTGTTTAAGGTTCTAAATTTTGTTTGAGGTTTTCCGTGTTTTGTAAATTCTAAATTAAACCAATTCAAAAATTTATTTACACGTTCCTGAAAAGGAACTATAATATTATCATTATTATTATCATTATTATTATCATTTTTATTATCATTATCATTATCGGCTTTTTTGGGTTTTTCAAAAACCACTTGGGTTTCTTGGGTTTCTTTGGGTTTCTTTGGTCTGCCTCCTTTTGCTCCATTATTTTTATTTCGTTCGCACGTATTGTTATACTTTTCTAAATCTCTTTCAAATTGATTTTTAAATGGAATAAAAGCCATACGCATTGCAAAATCTAATTCAGGTTCTTTTCCTAAATTATAATCTCTAATAGCTTTAAATAAAATTCCGGCTTGTTCGTGTGTTAATTCATCGAGAACCGATAAACTATCCAAATGTAGAATAAATCCTGTTTTCATTGGTTGTGTTTTTAATTAATAGAGAGCCGCCACGTACACACACAACCACGAAGATACACGGCGGTTTATACTCTCTAAAATAAATTTCTTTTGACATTTGGTTGTGTATGTTTTGCAAATATACAAATAATTATTTAATCAAACTCGTTGTTTATCCAAATTTTTATTAATTTTCTTTTCCAGTATTTTTCTATTCTTAAATTCCTTACCATTAATGGTTGGTGTCTAAACCTTGTTAGGTTTCTGCGTTTCTTCATTCGTTTTTTCATTTTCTTCCGTAATTTAATCCTTCAATAAATTGATGTCTTACTTTAATATCAAGCCTTGCTTTAAAGTTAAAATACTCGTATATAATACCCTCGTAACCGTAGTTGATTTTACGTCCGTGTTCTTTTATAGAATTAAAATATTTGCGTTCGTCATTTGATAGCTGCCTTGATTGTATTCCAATTCTGCGATAAACGATACTAAAACACGTACCATGAATCTCCTCTGATAT